CGGTGAACGTCATCGGCGCTCGGCCAAAAGTGGGAAAGACCCAACTTGCCGACAATATCGCCCTCCATGTCGCAGGCAAATTGGGCATTCCAGTTCTAAACCTTGATACAGAAATGTCTGCCAAAGAGCATTGGCACCGCATGATCGCCAACCTATCCAATGTGACGGTTGATCGAATAAAGTCTGGAAAATTTGCGGGTGACCCCGAGGAGTCAAGGCGAGTCTACGAGGCTAAAGAGGCAATAAAAAAGATGCCTTACCACTACGCCTCGATAGCCGGCCAGCCATTCGAGGAAACAGTGGGAATCATGAGGCGATGGTTGTATCGACAGGTCGGATTTGATCAATCAGGGCAGTCTAATCCGTGCCTGGTTGTCTTCGACTACGTTAAATTGATGGATGATAGGTCAATTACTAAGAACGTGAGCGAATTTCAGGCCCTTGGCTTCCTTATGACAAACCTACATAACTTTGCGGTCAAGTACCAAATCCCAGTATTGGCATTTGTACAACTCAACCGAGACGGTATTAATGCCGAAGACACCAGTACGGCGTCTGGGTCCGACCGAATTATCTGGTTATGCTCCAATTTCTCCATTTACAAGTGGAAATCTCAAGAAGAAATGGCTGAAGAAGGCTCGGGTCCAGACGGCGTTCGCTATAACCTCAAGCTTATACCAGTTGTAACTAGGCACGGAAAGGGGGTGGATAGTGGAGACTACATCAATGTCCAGGGGCAGTACGAGTTCGGGCGAATCCGAGAAGGCCCGACCAGGAACGGGTTCCTCAGAACGCGCTCGGGAAGGCCCCCCGTCGACAGTGGAGGAGCAGATAAGGCCCCACAATTTTGAAAATCTCCGCTCCATGTCTTCCATCGCGACACAGCACCTAGAGCAAGTCCTTGCTGCTTTTGGTATTGATTATTTGAAATCTGACAACGCCCTCGTCATGCCCTGCCCTGTTCATGGTGGAGATAACACCACCGGCTGCCGAGCTTACACGAATGCTGCTTTCGGGTACTGGCAGTGCCACACGCGTAGTTGCCATAAGATCTTTCGTGATGATACCTTCGGTCTGGTGAGAGGAATTCTGTCTCGACAAACCAAGAACTGGAATGCTCAAGGAGACAGGGTAGCCAACCTTACTGAGACAGGCAATTTTATCCGCCGCATTCTTGGGATCAAAGGAGATGGTCCGGACATGGTCGTCGACGAATCTCGTCGAGAATTTGTTACGACAACACGCCGCTTGACTGTCGAGGAAGAGGTGGAAGGGAAATGGTCCCGCCAGGTTGTTCGTGGGAGAATGAGAGTCCCGTCCCAGTTTTTCATTAATAGAGGGTTTTCTGCGGAAGTCCTAGATCGTTTTGACGTTGGAGATACGCAGACAGGACCATTTGCGGGTCGAGCAGTCGTTCCTGTTTATGATCACACCGGTTTAATGGCCGTCGGATTCTCTGCCCGAGCAACCACAAACCAAACTCCAAAATGGTTGCACTCGCGATTTTCTAGGGCTAGGGTCCTTTATAATATGGCTGCGGCGTTTCGAGAAGCACGAAGGATTGGAACAATTATCCTCGTTGAGGGGCCTGCGGACGTCTGGAGGCTGTGGGAAGCTGGTTATCACAATGCGGCGGCGCTTCTCGGCGTTTCTTTGACGGATCCCCAGCAAGTGCTTCTTGAAGCGTCGGGCGCCGGGCGAGTAGTTGTCTTTCTCGACGACGATGAAGCGGGAAGATCGGCAGCAATGAAGATCGTGGGTCAGCTTTCTCGTTGTTTTCGAGTCGTTATAGCCCATGCTGGTCAAGGTAGGGATCCTGCTGATTTGACCACGCAGGAACTCAAGAAAATTTTGGAGGGGTTGAGATGATTTTGCTCGGTATCGCCGGTCGCAAAGGGTCGGGTAAAGATACATTGGCGTCGTCGCTCCTTCAGTGGTGGTTGAATCCAGAGAGCCTAATAAAAGACGGCGCTGTCTACCACATGGCAGACCCCATGAAAGATCTTTCGATTAATTTCTTTGGTCTGAACCACGCATCTGTTTATGGTACTCAGGAGCAAAAAGAATCTCCCATCCCCTATGCTTGGGGACAGATGCCTACTTACAGCATAATGGTCGAACCAAAACCTCCAAGTAACAGAAGAATGACTGGGCGCGAATTTCTACAGTATTTTGGCACGGAGATTTGTCGAACCATGGATCCCATGATCCATGTCCATGCCACGATGAAAAAGATTGCCTCAGATGAAGAGCGGTCAATTGCTATCGATTACTTGGCTGTCGTCGCAGATCTTAGGTTTCCAAATGAATGCGACGCTATTCGGAAACGCGGAGGTAAAATTGTTCTGTTGACAAGGAGTGGCGACCCAAAGATCGACGACCATTCTTCGGAAAACTCATTGAATGGCTATTCTTTCGACGCAGTCATCGACAATACTTTTATGACAAAGATGGAGCAGCTTGATGCTATCATCAAATATCTCAAGGAGTCATCGCAATTATCGTAACATTCCTGCGGTCCAGTTCCGTAGGGAGTTACGGCTGGTGCCCGCACAAATTCTTTATCACCAGCAATCTCGGTCTAAAAGAACCGTCGGGGAAAAAGGCCGAATCAGGTAATATTGTTCATAAAGCTCTGGAGTTGCTAGCTCGCAAAAAGCTTGCTCAACAGAATCGCGACAAGACCTTCTCGGACCCAGAAGTGGAAAGAGAGTTTTCTACCGCAACCTTTACCCCAGAAATGGCTGTCCAGGCTGGATGGGACCACTATACTCATCCCGAACGCACTATTCACCCATGGACCAAAGGCGACTTTCAAAAATGTTTTAATTGGACCTGGGATGTTCTTCTATTTAACGACGGCATGTTCTCCCCCGTCAAACGCGACGTGGTCATGCCGGAGCAGTATTTCGAGATCGAACTTGAGGAAGACTGGGCCAAGTACAACTACGATCTGCCCGATGGTCGCCGATATGAAGGGAGACTGGTCCTGCGCGGGACAATGGATCTCGTCACCCGCGTGAGACCTGGGCTTATCGAATACATCGACTGGAAGACCGGAAAACGTCGCTGCTGGATAAAGGACAAGACAAAAGAGTACGAGGACATGCAGGAAGACTTCCAGTTGCGTTTGTATCACTTCGCTCTTTGCCACTTGTATCCCGATGATGACATCTTAATGACAATCTATTTTATTCAGGATGGAGGACCGTACAGCCTGTGCTATCAGAGATCCGATCTGCCCGAGACTCTTTCCATGATCCGTTGCGAGTTTGAGAAGATTCGCTCGGATAATTTCCCTAATCGCATTCTTGACCGAGACCCCAATAACTGGAAATGCCGACGCCTCTGCCACTTTTATGACGACCAACATTCCGATTCGGGGCTGTCAACATGCGAGCACTATCGACAGGAACTGATTCAGCTTGATTTGGGTCGAGTTATCGCCAAATATGCTAAAGGTGAACCTTGGGCTGGCTATGGCTCAGGAGGCGGTAGGACGGAACGCCTTGATGGTAATACGGACGCCCCTATATTCTTAGGAGACCCACAGTGATTCAAACTGTTAAAATCGGAACAAAGATTGTGTTGAACAACGCCGAACAAAGGCTGGCAAAATATTTGGCACAGGCACGTTATGCAAAAAATAGGCAGGTCAATACCAAAGACATGAAGGTCGGCCCACAAGACTGCGAGACCACCGACCTAGAAGGAATTGCTGCTGAGATTGCTTTTTGTAAGATGTACAATGTTTATCCTGATCTTCAACTGGAAGACAGGCCAATGTACGATGCTGTACTTCACGATGGGACAACCGTCGACGTGAAAGCGACCAAATATCGTTCTGGTCGATTGTTGGCCGTGCCCGGAAAGTTAGATAAGTGCGAGAAATTGCAGTCGTATTCGCTTATCGTGGGCGAATTCCCCGGGCCTTATGAGTTTCGGGGGTTTTTGAGTCGGGAAGACCTCTTACGTCCGGAGCGTCTAACCGATTTGGGTCACGGCCCCACTTATGCCGCACCACAGGACGAACTTAAGGAGGCACCATGACTTTGAACGAGTACCAGTTTGAGGCTAATACCACAGCTATTTATCCAGATAGTGCGTCTTTGACCTATCCGACTCTGGGATTGGCTGGGGAAGCAGGGGAAATTTGCAACAAGGTTAAGAAGATCATCCGTGATGACGGCGGAGTGCTGAGCGACGACAAGAAAAAGGTTTTGATCGATGAATTAGGCGATGTTCTTTGGTATGTGGCTGCTATCGCCAAAGACCTGAAAGTATCTCTGGATAATGTTGCTCGCGGGAATCTTGAAAAGCTACTCTCTCGCCAGCGCCGTGGCGCCTTAGGCGGGAGTGGAGACAACCGTTGAGCACTCAGCTTGTTTGTTATCTTGATTTGGTCGGGGTCCTGGCTGACTTTACAGCCGGGGCCATCGCCCTGCGCCGACGTCAATCGTTAGACTTAAAAAATTTAGCGACTATGTAAAAAATTCTAATGTAGGAGCAGACATATTGAGCGAATCATACTACGATCTTATTGCTTGTCGTGACTGATGACTTTGAGCAAAATTTCTTGGCTATATTTTGGCTGCGAAAGGGCGGGGCGTGATGTCAGCATGGGTTCCGTTGCATGTTCATACTCATTATAGCCTACTAAAAGGGCTTTCAAAACCAGAGGCAGTGGCTGCTCGATGTGAAGCCTTGGGGTATAAGGCCTGTGCGATTACAGACCACGGCACTCTGTCTGGCACGATCAACTTTTCTAAAGCTTTACGCAAGAAAAATATCAAGCCGATTCTCGGCTGCGAATTTTACTTGTCGCAGCAAGACTCGAGATTAAAAAATCAGGAAAACGGCATTCACTCAAGAGTATGCGTGTTAGCGAAGGGCGACGAAGGGTGGAAGCGGTTAGTCCGCGCGTCATCTTCTAGTAACAACCCTGACAACTTCTATAAGAAGCCGCGGCTGGATTTGCCAAGTTTGGGACGGTTGATGGGTGGGCATGGGATCGCTTTCTCAGGGCACCCCGGCAGTGACCTATGCAACGCTCTGTTTTCTGATGCGCGCAAGGCATATGAAGCGCACACCTACGAAGAAGCTCGCAACCTGGTTCCCTCAGATTGGGAATCTAGGCTTTTGGCTGTCTCGAGACAGTATCAAGTAGCGTTTGGCCCCGAAAACTTTTGGGTGGAAATTCAGGCTATTGATCAAGATAATTTGCCAGCAGCCGCTGTTGCAGTCAAAGCCCTAAGATGCTTTGCTAAAAAACATAATCTCAAGACATTAGCTACGCCAGACGCGCATTATCCAACCCGCGAGGATGCCAGCGATCAACGCGTTCTCATGGCTATCTCTTTGCAAAGCACGCTGCCGTCTATTCGTTCGGCGCTTGCCAAGGATGAAGATAGTTCTCTCGGCGCATTTTTCCGTTCTAATCGATACCACATTCCATCGCTGCAAGAAATTCAGGCTTTGCATCAGCCCGAGGAAATCGAGTCCTCTCTTGTGATCGCTGATTTGTGCGGGGACGTCAATGTTCTAGGTAGTCCTCAGCTTCCTGAGTTTGCCTGCCCTAAAGGAGTCACTGCTGATGATCACTTGCGCCAACTATGTAGGGAGGGGTGGAGAAAGAAGTTACCATGGATCGAACGAGGGTCCTCCGATTACCAGACCTATGGAGATCGCGTCAACATGGAGCTGGCAGTCATCATGGAGGCAGGATTATCACCCTACTTCCTGATAGTCGGCGAGTATTGCGGGTGGGCCAGGTCGAATGGGTGGCTTGTAGGGAAAGGGCGTGGATCCGGGGCAGGTTGTCTCATCTCCTACCTCCTGAACATTACTAATGTCGATCCGGTCAAATACAGACTTCTGTTCGAGCGATTTTATAACGCCGGTCGCAACCAGCCGGGCCGCGTAAGCTTGCCGGATATCGACTGCGATTTCCCCATCTCCCATAGGGACGAAGTGGTTCACCACATGAGGGATCTATATGGCAACGATAAAGTTGCACAGATGGTCACGTTCAGCCGATTGCAAGGGCGAGCAGCAATCAAAGATGTGATGAAAGTTCACGAAAAAGGGACATTCGACGAGGTTAACTGTATCACCGATCACATTCCCGACGAGGCTGCTATCGCTGACGAATTACAAGAAATGCGCGAGGACACAGGGGAGGCTTCTATCATTCAGTGGGCGCTAGAGAATAACTCTAAGGGCTTAGCTCCTTGGTGCCGATTGCTCGAAGATGGGACGTTAGAAGGACCCCTAGCGACAGAGTTCGCCCAGGCCATCAGGCTAGAAGGAACCAAGCGTAATCAAGGCAAGCATGCTGCGGGAGTTGTA